GTCCGTTAAAAACAAAGCATCGTAACTTTGGCTTCTTGGTATAAAGCTAAAGGTTTGCGCGTTTGCCGTTTCTTGTAGAACTATCATACTTATATAACTTAATATTTAGTTTTTTGTGTTCCAAATGGTTTTTTTGTATATTTGTTTCTAAATTCATAATATGGACAAACAAGAAAGGTTAAAAATAAATAAACAATTGAATGATTCTAAAATATGTGCAAAATGCAATGTGGAAAAAAAATTAATTGAATATCATAAAAATAATGATAAACGAGATGGCTATCAATATTTATGTAAAGAATGTATTTCAGAAAAACAAAAAAGTGCTGAATACCAAATAAAACATAACATTAGATATAATAAATATAAAGAAAAAGAATTAATTCAATGGAAAAATAATCGTATAAAGAAACTGCAAAAAACATACTCTAATAATTCGAAAATTCTTAAACAAGAGTTATTAAATAAAGGATATAAAGAATTAAAACTTAATAAATTATTTTATATAAATGAATATGGAGATTTAAAAAAAATCCCTGCTCTAGGTAAATTAGTAAATAATAAAAAACATTATATAAATGAAGTAAATGAAGTAAATGTAAAAATAAATATTAACGGATATAAAATATTTTGTATGAATGGTAAAGAACATAGAGTGCATCAAATTGTTGCAGAAACATATTTAAACCATATTCCAAAAGGAAATACATTTGTTGTAGACCATATAGATGGTAATAAAATAAATAATCATTATAAAAATTTACAAATCATTTCAAATGTTCAGAATTTAATGAAAGGAATGTATTCTAAAACAAAAAACGATAAATTATTAAAACATCTTAATAAGATAAAATTATAAATCAAAGTATTTGTTTCTAAATAGAAAAGCCGCCCTTGTGAAAAGACGGCTTCGCAAAGTGTATGGAGAAATACTAGTTTGTTACAATATTCGCATCTACTGGCGCAGCAGTAGCAAACAAAGTTGCTAGTCCCGCTTCCGTAGTACATTCTAAGAAGTTCGCGGGGCTTACCTCTTGCGCTGTAAAAGTCAATCCGTAACCGTTAAAGTCACCCAAAGCACTTCCTGAAGAAATAGTACCCGCTGAAACGTCAGCGCCTTGGTCTAGTCCCATCAAAAAGAACTGGTCTGTCATACTTCTAACAACGATTCTAGGACGTCCGTACGCTAACATCTTAATATTTTTGTGCGTAGCGACATCCTGCTTTTTAAATTGTACCGTTAAAGTTTGTTCAAAGAATGTAGTTCCGTTTTCTCTACTTGAATTAATTGTAGTTTCAAAAGAGTTAGCACCTTTTAGTTCATATTTGAATAGGTCTAAAGTCGCGGCTGGTTCCCACGTTTCAATAGCGTCAGTATTCGTAGCATCGTAAACAACGTTAGCAACGTCTAAGTCATCGTAATTTATAAAATAAATCGCTTTAAGACCTGAAACGCTATCCTTACATTGCTCTAATCTGCCGTTTGCAATTTCACAAGACATAATTTTTAGTTTTTAAATGTTAAAAAAAAAGGGTGGCGTTTGTTTCACCACCCTATAAATAGTTATTATAATATTAAATTCCGTAAGAAACTACGTCTTCAGCAAAACCATATTTAGCGTCTGCGGTAAACCTCATTATTACTCTTACGTTTTGTGAACCGTCATTTTCAGACATATCCAAAACTCGAACTTCGTTCATATCGTTAAGCAATCCTGTAGCGAAATACAAGTTAGAAGTTTGAGCAAGTAACGCAGTGTTAGCAGCAAGACCCGGAGCCATAAATACTTTTACTCCGTCAAAATAAACATCGTTCAATACTTGGTTAGTTCCTTTGTTGTCGTAACCGTTAGCACCTACTCCAGCAGCAGCAAAACCACCTAAAGCACGTACATACGCTCTATAGATATTGTTAGAAACATATAGTTTCAAATCTTCTTTACCGTAAAGTTGTGAAGGTAGCGCGTCTAAAATAGAACCTAATTGTGCAATAACGTTAGTAGCATCTACCGTAGTACCCGCAATCTTTTGACCTGCAGGTAAAGTAGCGTCTGCGTCTAGTTGTGTCATAATACCCGCGAATTGTCCCGCTGTAGCATTAACACCTTGCCAAATAGAAGTTTCCATAGCAGCGGCAACTTTTTCAGCAGCGTGTGCGATTAAGAAATCAGCAAATGACTTTGGTAATACGTCAAACGCTGAATAACCCATTTGAATGGCATCAAAGTCGCTGCGAAAATCAGTTTTGCACAAAGTAAGGTTAACTTGATAAGACTCAGGTTGTAATATTTTTTCAGTCAAAGTAATCGTAGAAGTAGGGTCGAAGTCACAAGTTGCGTTAGCAATAATTGAATCCGTAGCAACCTTCTTAATTACTTGCTTAAATTTTACGTTAGGCATAATTGTTATTCCGCCTTTTTCTAAAGTTGGTGCGCTTAATAAAGCCGCAGCAATATACTTACCCGCAAATTCACCAGCATATGTAGTGCTTATTGACGTAGTAGTACTTAAATTAATTTTTTCCATTTTGTATAATTTTTTTGTAATTTATTAAACCGTTGTAAAAGTAATTGAGGCAGCAGAAGCACCGACTCCAGTAACGTACCAATTTGTACCGTCACAAGATAATTGTACAGTATCTCCTACCGTTTCAGCAGCGTGTGCGAAAGTAATAGTGTTTCTACTTGCTGACGCAACAAAAACAGAATTTACAATAGCACCGCCTTGTATAACTGCTGACGCAGCTTTTACCGTCCACGCAGTAGTAGCGAAAGTTGCACCTACAACAAACTTGTAAGAAAAACCAGCAGAAGTTGCTACAGCAGGTAAAGTTACTTGCGCACCCGCAGCCGCGCTAAGTATTAATAATTTTCCGCTTTCTTCAGCCGTCAAGGTTGCAGCAGCGCTTAATGTTTCTACTTGCCCTACTTGTCGTAAGTCATCGTTAGAAACGGTTGTTAGTGTTGTACTCATTTTCTATATTTTTTTTAGTTATTACTTATTTATTTTTTCTAGTATAGAATCCATTATAGTACGCTCTCTTTTAGAAGCTAACTTAATGTTTTCAATTTTTTGTACGTTTTCAGGGTTGAAGCTAATAGGATCTACCGTTACTTCTTCCGAAGCAAGTTCTACTACGTTACCTGAAAGTTTTGCTTTTAGTTCTTCGTTTTCTTTTTTCAATGCTTCCATTTCAGAAAAGAATGTTTCTTTAACTACGCTTTCAATAGTTTTCTTTACAGCTTTTGTAGGTTCGTCAGACATTTCTTCTTCCATTGGTTCGTCTTTTTGTACTTCTACTTCTTCCTCTACTTCTTCTTCTTTTTCTTTTACTTCAGCAATAAGACCTTCTTCAGCTACTACCAAAACACGACCATCTTCCAAATTATAGCTTCCTACTGGCAAAGGTATTTTTTGTTCGTCTTCAGTTACGACTACTACTTCATTGTCCGCTTCAAATGCTTCCGCTTCTATTACGGTTACGTTATCGTCTAACTTCATTGTTTCAAGTTTTACTTCCATTCCTAAAAGTATTCTAACTTTGTTTAAGATTTGATTTGTGTTCATTATAGTACAAGGTTTGGTATTTCGTTAATAATTTTATTTAATTTATCTACTTTAGCTTTAGACGTTTTTATAATATCCATAACCGTCTTTTCGTTTTCTAAAACTTTAGCAGGTATTTCTACACCTAAAGCAGCCGTTTTTTCTTTTAGTAATTTAATACCGTCAGCGGCTTTACTAGCCGTTTGTAATTCTATTCTTAAAATATCGTACAATCCAATTAAAGGCGTACTTGCTTTGTTCCAAGCGGCTTTTCTTTGGTCTTTAAACGCTAGTGTTGCTGCAATAGCTTTTTTAATGTCTTCAGCTAAAGACAAATCAACTTCGTGTTTTGCTAACTCTACCTTCTCAGTAAATAGCTTGTCGTAAATTGTTTTTCTAGTATTCATAATTATATAACTTTTTTATTTATTACTTGTTCCATTTTTAAGTGCTTACCCGTACCGTAGTTCTTACCCCGTTTACTTCCGTTACCGTTACTTGTTGTGGTGGTATACTTGCTGTTTTACCTATTCCTTGCGCTTGTAAGTCACCGTTGCAACACTTAGCTTTGTA